TCAAAGGTGTAAGGTATTCTTGAGCCTTGTTGCAGTAATTGGGTGCGGTATCTTTCATCTAAAAAGCCGACACGCCCCTCTTTAATCGCTCTCGCTAACGTGTACAAGGCTTGCGCCCGTTGGTTAAAGAATCGCTTGCGTAAGTCGTTATTGTGGCAAGGGTCGCCCCAATTAACACGGGTAACGGGTACGCCTGCGTTTTCTAATTGTTGGCAAACAGCAACACCCATGCCGCCCCTGTCAACTAACACCGTGGCGTTTTCATATTGAGTAAACACATCGAGCACTTTACCGCCTAGAAACTGTAAATCACGGCTATTGCTAAACAATGGCACATCGACTAACTCCATGCGCCTTGCTTCATCGCCATATTCACCATAACCACTCACGCGCACCACAATCACGGCAGAATAATCTCTGTACTCACCTGCACCCACGTCCACACAAATCAGATAACCGTAATTCATGCCGTCGGTAATGGCTTTGCGGCCAAAACACGGGTCAAGCTGTGATTCGCTATTTAAGTAAATATCGGTTCTATCGGGGAATCGACCTAAAACTTTAATTTGATATTCGGGATTATCACGACCACCATATTGAATCAGCTTTTCATGTAAAAATGGATCATCGGCAATCGGGGATTCTTCACTACTAAACACTAAATCATCCCAAACGCCGCCTTGCTGTTTGCTGAGTCGATGATGTGTGTCGTAAAAAAATCCGTTATTGCGTGTGGGTTGACTGGTGAGCACCATGCGATTGCGTCTATCCGATAATGCGCCGCCCATGACCCCAAAATTCGCATCGGGAACGCCTGACGCTTCATCCGCCCAAATAAACAACCAATCGCCGTGTAGCCCTGCTAAGTTTTCGGGTGCGCCTTTGGGTGCGGTTTTAGCCAAGATATACCATGTTTTTTGGTAGCCACGCATACACACGCTTTCGGCTTTAATCTCGATATATTCCGCTAACCATGCAAAATCACTTTGCATCATTAAGTTGTAGCAGATAGTAATTTCTTTCCATACTTGATTGCGTAATTGGGTAATCTGCGGCGCGGTAAACATCATAATGCTGTTGGCGTAACAACATAAATGCCATAACGCCACGATACCAGCCGAGCGTGTTTTACCCGTTGAATGGCCTGATGATACCGACACCCTGCATCCGTTTTCTTGGATCAAGTCAAATAGCTCAAATTGTTGCCAAGTGGGGGCTGGGTTGCCGCCCTCTTTAACATCATTCATGCCACAAACTTCAACGGCAAAACGCCCTAAGTCATAGGCATATCGCTCGATAAAGTCCCACCAACGCGGATCATCTAATAATCCTCTTTTCTTAGCTGCCATCTTGACCCCTATCAGGAGTCATAAACGGGTCAACTTCGGTAAAGGTAACTTGTAATTCTTGTAAGCTGTCCTCGCGTTTGTTGAGGTCAATATCTAACGATGAAACGCGCACTTTATAACGGTGCTTGGTGTAATTTTTTTCTAATAGCTCCAATTCATCATAAACACCTATGTATTTCCCGCCTATTTTTGTTCTGCCAATCGTTTGGTCAATGTGAATAATCAGCATTTCTAAAACGTAATCACTCGGAGGGGTTGCCGTTGCATCCTTGTTAATCATTTGCTTTTTTTTGGCTGACAAATACCGTTTAATGTCTCCTTGTGCGGTATCTAATAGCGTCATGCGGACTTCTACGCGCTCTGACTGCTGAATACTATCGCCCTGCAACATCCCTAACTTGACTGCATCACCTGTAATCGCAATCGGGTTAAAGCTAACCCCCATTGCTAATAAATCCCATAAATGTCTCGCAGAATCAGGCAATCCATTTTCGCTATTGAAGGTGATTGTTTTTGTGTAAGGGTAATTTTTATCAAATAATCGCACCAAAAATAGATTGTTCTTTGCATAGGCGGTCTTAAAAGCGAGTTGCGCTTGTTTTTGCGTTTCTTTACGGCTATATCCGCCCAGTAAGGGATTAGGCACTACTTGATATGGGTCGGCTAAAAAGCTCTTCGCCGCGCCAATTAAACCCTTTACGTTATCCATTAGCCCCGTGGCTTGATTAAATGCGCCTAGTCCTGTTTTCACATAATCATTATTTAATACCTTGCCTAGCCCTGAACTGGCGGCACTTAATGCGCCATCTTCTGATTGGCCTAGTGCGTTATTGGCAGAATAAAGCTGTCCCGTCGCACCTTGCACTTTCGCCTTCACGGTATCAAAAACACCCATTACTCATCCCCTGTGCTGTCTTGGCCTTCAGGTGGTTTGGCATTAGCTAATCCTTTGGCGACTAAATCAGCCGAATCTTCATCCATCATCATCTGCGTGGATAACAAGTGTTTAACGACTTCGGGTGATAAGCCCATTTCTTTTAATTGCGACAAGGTTTGAATCAGGATGCCGCCTGTATTCATCATGGATAACTTGGTGTCTTGCGCTTCTTTTTGTTGTGCGCTAATGCCTGAGTAGAAATTGATAGCCCACGGTCTGTCGTTGTCACTGAAGGCAAGACCGCTTTTTTTGTACAAATGAATGTCGATTAAGTCGTTGATTGCGTGAGTCACTGCATTACGGATCATTCGTGAGCGTTCAGCTACTTGTGCCGACACTCTAAAGAAACCACCCTCACCTAAGCCACCTGACAACAAATCGGCAAAGCCCAACATGGCCAAGTCAATGCCTAAACCGCCTGATAACTGTTTGGCATGAAACATCACATCGTCGATGGTGATATTGCCTGAACGCTGTGAGCCTGTACCTCCCTGTAATTGCACAAGCTGTTTATCGCTCCATACGGGAATAAATCGACGTAATTTGCCTAAGAGTGAACGTCCCTCTTTGACGGCTTTGGCTGTTTGAGCTGCTGTTTCCGCAAACATTTGTTCAAGGTTTGCCATTGTTGCTTTTTGCTGTTCATGGGTCATATCCGTCATGTTGACCGTTAATAACGCTTCATCAATGCCGTCTTGAATCCGTTGGCCGACCATGCCCGAAATAGACATGATAAGGTGATTGAACGGGTCTTCTATGCCTTCTAAAAAACTACCGCCCACCAATGACGGCAAATAGGGCAAGTTGGCTGAATCATCTTCTAAAATCGCGGTCTTAAAGGCTTTTTGCATCACCCGTGCTTGTGGCGTGTAGAGGGTGCGCGGCATTTTTACCCGTATCATTTGCGTAGTGGATAGCTTAACGCCACTGGAATTAGTCGCAGTACCGACGACAAAGCCTACGGTTCGACTGCCTTGCTCAAAGGGTTGCACTAATGGCGGCAAGACCATCTCATCACACAATAAATCAGTGACTCCGACCTTATCTTGAGAATAGACACGGCCATAACCATCACCCCATGACACGGCGTTAAAGGCTAAGGTGTAGATGTTTTTATTCAGTAGGTCTTTTAGGTCGTGGTTCAGATCGGCAATGATTTGCTTTTTCTTCGGGTCTTTTTCGGCTTCGGGCGTACATTCAATAAAGATCACATCGCATTTGCTTTCATGGCCACCCAATGCGGCGGTAACGTGTAAACGCAATCCTGCATTGATGAAAGAGTTTTGTTGCATTTGTTGGTATTTTGCGTAAATTTGTTGACGGCTTCGCGCCTCGCTGTTGCCGCCCAGTAAAATTGACGTAGAAACTGGCTCAACATCCATCAAGTCGATGTTGGCTAGTGCGCCTGCTTCGGGTGTGTCTTCTTTGCCAATAAAAAAGTTTTTAGCACGTTCCTTCCATGTAGGCTTAGGAATTTCGGCTTGTGGGGGGATGTTTTTAGGTGGCATAGCGACAATACACATAAGTAAGACTTGTGTGTATTGTCGCTTGCTCAGAATGGGGTAATTGGTGAGGGTTACGTTATGATGGTGCGCTTGTTGTCATCCCTGCCCCATTATCAGTATAAGGATGAGTATGCCCTTTTAAGCTCTTACCATCCGCCACAACATCACCAGTTGAGACAGTCACGTTACCTGCAATCGTCGCACCACTGCCACCCGTACCACTGATTGCCCCTGCTACCGATAAATTGCCTGTAATGGACGTATTACCTGTGATATTCACAAGGCTGGTAATATTTGTATTGGTTGCCGTCACGGTAACAGTCGTTGCCGTTACCGTGACTGTAGGTGCGGTAACTTCTACCGTTTCGCTTTCAACA